CATTTTGGCGGCATTTTTTGGAGCGCAGGCTTGGTCTAGCAGGAGATGAGATGTACCACTACAAAGCCGTGTTAGTCCGCGTTATCGATGGAGACACCATCGATGTGGACATTGATCTAGGGTTTGATGTTTGGCTAAAGAAACAACGCATAAGGCTGGCAGGAATTGATTCGCCCGAATGTCGCACTCGGAATAAATTTGAAAAAGCTTTAGGCTTGGCTGCTAAAGAACGTCTTATAGAGCTTTGTTCTGCTGAAATGCAAATAGAATCTCTCGGCAAAGGTAAATACGGGCGCATTTTGGGCATACCAAAAACAGCCGATGGCACCAGCATGTGTCAGATACTTATAGATGAAGGACATGCGGTAGAGTACTGGGGCGGCAAGAAAGTTAAAGTTTGGGCGTAACTACTCAAAAAATAAGGAGAAAAGCATGAGCCTATTGGCATCTCTCGTCGGCCCCGTAACTGGGCTACTGGATAAATTTATACCTGACGCTGACACTAAGAATGCTCTTGCCCACGAAATCGCGACTATGTCAGAGCGTCACGCTCAACAGATTGCGCTGGAGCAGATCGAGGTTCTCAAGCTAGATGCTAAGGGCAACTGGTTTCAATCGTCGTGGAGACCCTTAGCGGGCTATACATGCGTGTTGGGGCTGATGGTTAACTTCTTGATCTCGCCTATCGCAGCGGGGTTTGGATTAGTAATCCCTCAAGCTGACGCTTCGGTGATGATGCCTTTACTTCTTGGCATGTTAGGTTTGGGCGGTGCCAGATCATTTGAGCGCGTTAAAGGTGTTGGCAAATAATGCGAGTAACAAGCAGCGAGGGCATTGCCCTCATCAAGAAGTTTGAAGGCTGTGAGCTTGAGGCTTACCAGTGCTCGGCAGACGTGTGGACGATTGGCTACGGCCACACCTCGGGCGTTGCAGAGGGCGACACCTGCACGGCAGAAGATGCAGAATCGATGCTCACTGAAGACCTACAAAAGTTCGAGGGGTATGTGAATGACCTTGTCGATGTTGATCTCACGCAGAACCAGTTCGATGCACTGGTTGCATGGACATACAACCTCGGCCCCGGCGCTTTGAAAGAATCGACCTTGCTACGCAAGCTCAATGACGGTGACTACAAAGATGCGCCCTATCAAATAAAACGCTGGAATCGAGCAGGCGGAAAGGTGCTAGACGGTTTGGTTAGGCGACGTGAAGCAGAAGCTCTGCTGTTTAAGGGAGAGCCTTGGGAAGATGTCTGAGCTATCGCTCAAAGACTTTGAGATTTTATCGGAGCAGGATCAGAACGAAGCCTTGGCGCTGTTGTCTCGCTACGATCAGATGGAAACGCAGGACAAGTGCCAGAACGACTTCATCGAGTTTGTTAAGCATATGTGGCCCGAATGCATATTGGGCCGTCATCACAAAATCATTGGCGACAAGTTTAACAAGATAGCGCAGGGCAAACTCAAGCGTCTAATTGTCTGCCTGCCTCCTCGACACTCCAAATCAGAGTTTGCAAGCACCTACTTCCCTGCGTGGATGATGGGCCGAAAGGGTGATTTAAAGATCATTCAAACCACGCACACCGCTGAGCTGGCGGTCAGATTCGGCAGAAAGGTGCGAAACATCATCGACTCTGATGACTATTCGCAGGTGTTTCCAGACCTGCAATTGCAGGCTGACAACAAGTCTGCTGGCCGATGGACAACCAACCAAGAAGGCGAATCGTTCTACGCAGGCGTTGGCGGTGCGATCACAGGTCGCGGCGCTGACCTTTTGATCATTGACGATCCGCACTCTGAGCAAGACGCGCTGTCGCCTACCGCGATGGAATCGGCTTACGAGTGGTACACATCTGGCCCTCGTCAGCGTTTACAGCCGGGCGGGACAATCATCATCGTAATGACTCGGTGGTCACAAAAAGACTTGGTTGCCAAGGTTTTGAAGAAGCAGGGTGATGATCACGCCGATCAGTGGGAAGTGATCGAGTTCCCTGCAATTATGCCCGAATCTGATACCCCGCTATGGCCTGAGTTTTGGAAGAAAGAAGAGCTGCTGTCGGTAAAGGCGTCCCTGCCGATTAGCAAGTGGAATGCTCAATGGATGCAAAATCCAACGGCAGAAGCTGGCTCTATCGTGAAACGTGAGTGGTGGCGCAAGTGGGAGAAGGACTGGGTGCCGTCATACGAATACGTCATCCAGAGCTATGACACCGCCTTTAGCAAGAAAGAAACCGCAGACTACTCAGCCATCACCACATGGGCGATATTTCAGTCGCCAGATGACAACGTACAAGCAATCATCTTGCTCGACGCCAAAAGAGTCAGATTGGACTTTCCAGAGCTAAAACGGCTTGCTTACGACGAGTATAAATATTGGGAGCCAGACTGCATTTTGATCGAGGCCAAGGCCAGTGGTACACCCTTGACTCAAGAGCTTCGGCGCATGGGCATCCCAGTGACGGCCTATACACCGTCAAGAGGTCAAGATAAGATCGCACGAATGAACAGCGTTGCGCCGATTTTTGAGTCGGGCATGGTTTGGGCACCAGACGAAGGATTTGCCGAAGAGGTCGTTGAAGAGATGGCAAGTTTCCCGTTTGGCGATAACGACGATTACTGTGACTCGGCAACGATGGCGCTGATGCGCTTTCGGCAGGGTGGATTTTTAAGCCTGCAAGGCGATTACCCTGAAGAAGCTGAGTTTTTGCGACGTGACAGGCAGGTATATTACTGATGGCTATTGAGAAAAAAGGCTTAGGCACAGAGAACGATCCTGATGTGATGCCGATGGGCAGCGCAATGGAGATCGAGCCTGAGATGACTCGTAACGACGAGATTCGCAACGCAGCCGAGATATTGGTGCGTGAAGAAGAAATTCTGGTCGATGATGAGATTGATGCGGTAGAAGAGCAGGTGGCTACAGATTTCAACGCCAATCTGGTTGATTTTATCTCAAACAGTGATTTATCCAAGCTTGCCAGCGACGTAATCGGCTCGATCAAGGCTGATAAAGAAAGCCGAAGCGAGTGGGAAAAGACCTACACAGATGGCCTGAAGTATCTTGGCATGAAGTTCGATGAGTCTCGAAGCCAGCCGTTTGAGGGGTCTTCTGGTGTCATTCACCCGATCCTAGCCGAGTCTGTCACGCAGTTTCAGGCTCAGGCTTATAAAGAGTTATTGCCAGCCAAAGGGCCAGTCAAGACTGAGATTGTTGGTGTACGCAGCCCAGAAGTCGAAATGCAGGCTGGTCGAGTCCAAGACTTCATGAACTACTACATCATGAATATCATGCAGGAATACGATCCAGAGCTGGATATGTTGCTGTTTTATCTACCTCTGGCTGGCTCGGCGTTTAAGAAAGTTTACTTCGACACAGGCTCAAGCCGCGCAATGAGCAAGTTCATTGAGCCTCAAGACCTTGTGGTTCCTTACGAAGCCCCTGACCTGTTCTCGGCTGAGCGTGTCACGCACGTCCTCAACATGAGCCGCAACGAGATCAAGAAGCAGCAGCTCAGTGGATTCTATGCCGATGTCGAGTTGAAAGGCGGCTCGATGACCGTCAGCAGAAGCGATATCGAGGAGCAGATTGACGAGATTGAGGGCATGGAGCCTTCTTATCAAGAAGACCGAGACCACGTTGTCTTCGAGACACACACCATTCTTGATATACCCGGCTTTGAAGACATAGGTGAAGACGGTGAGCCTACGGGCCTGAAGTTGCCGTACATCGTCACGATTGACGAGCAGAGCCAGAAGGTTTTGTCGATTCGACGCAATTACATCGAGACTGACCCCCGCAAGGCCAAGATAAACTTCTTTGTGCAGTACAAGTTTTTACCGGGCCTCGGCTTTTACGGTCTAGGCTTGAGCCACATGATTGGCGGCATCTCAAAGTCGGCCACGTCCATCCTGCGACAGCTCATTGACGCAGGCACTTTGGCTAATCTGCCAGCAGGTTTCAAAGCTCGCGGCATGCGTATTCGTGACGAGGACAGCCCTTTACAACCGGGCGAGTTCCGCGACATTGACACCACAGGCGCGTCCCTGCGCGAGAACCTGATACCCCTGCCGATCAAAGAACCCAGCAACGTGCTCATGCAGCTCCTAGGACTGCTTGTGGAGTCTGGTAAGCGGTTTGCGTCGATAGCCGACATGAATGTCGGTGACATGAATCAAGCCATGCCAGTGGGCACCACAGTGGCTCTGCTGGAGCGCGGCACTAAGGTGATGAGCGCGATTCACAAGCGCCTGCATTACAGCCAGAAGCTTGAGTTTCAATTGCTTGCTAAGGTATTTGCCGAGTATCTGCCACCCAGCTACCCGTATGTTTCACGCAATGGCCCCCAAGAGATCATGGGTGAGGACTTCGATGGCCGAGTTGATGTCATCCCTGTGTCAGATCCCAACATCTTCAGCCAGTCACAGCGAATCACAATGGCTCAAGAGCTTCTGACGATGGTTCAGTCTAACCCTGAGATACACGGGCCACAGGGCATCTATGAGGCTTATCGGCGCATGTATTCGGCTCTCGGTGTTGATGATGTGGATAGCCTTATTCAGCCTCCACCCCCGCCACCACAGCCTACGCCTGTAGACGCAGGCATTGAGAACAGCGGTTTTTTGATGGGCCAACCTGCACAGGCGTTTGAGGCGCAGAACCACCAAGCGCACATCGATGCTCATAGGTCGTTGTTTTTGACTGACGTGGTCAAGCAGAACCCGCAGCTACAGGGCATGATCATCGGCCATATGATGCAGCACTTGCAGTTTATGGCTGGTCAGATGGTTCAGGATCAAATTTCTCCAGAGCTGAATCAGCAGATACAAGAGATGCAGGCCGCGCAACAATCTGGACAGGTGCCCCCCGAACAGCTCCAACAGATGCAAAGCCAGATTCAGATGCAGATCGAGCAGCTATCATCGCCTGTTTTGGCGCAGTTGACACAAGAGCTTCTGGAGTCGATTGGGCAGGGTGACGATACCGACCCGCTGGTTCAGATCAGGCAGCAAGAGCTGATGCTGAAAGAAAAAGCTATTGATTCTGATAGTGAACAGTTTGAGGCCAAGCAACGGCAACGGGCTGAAGAAAAGCTGCTAGAAACAGAGATTGCCAAGCAGCGCCTTGGTATTCAGAAGGAGGTTGCAGACGATAAGCTCGATGTGGCACTTCGTCGGTTAGAGCAACAAGCGGAGCTAAAGCTCCTAGACATGCAAAACAAAAATATGGGAGGCCGATAGTGGCTATCATTACTTCATCAAGCAGCATCAACCGAGATCGTATTGCCGCTCTCAAGAAGCAGAAAAAACTGACGCGAGAGGTAGAGGCTGCTTTAGAGGCCAAGAAACAAGCTGAAGCGGCAGAAAAAAATACAATAAGCGCCCACAGGATCGCCACGAAGCTGGCGCGTATCAACGGCTCAGAGCCTCCTGCGCCGTTGCAGGCAAAAGAGCCTGCTGTTGAGCCAGAGCCTGTTGTTGAGCAAGAATTAAAGGCAGAGAGTGAAGCGCCAGCGCCGAAGAAGCCAGCCAAAAGAACCTACAAGAAAAGGACGAAGAAATGACAATCAAAGACATTAGCCGAATCGAAAAGGTTGAATCGCCAACCAAAAGCATCAAATCCACCCCCACGTCACCTGCATTGGTTCGTCGCACGATGGGCGGTGAGATCAAGGTAATCAAGGCCCGTGGGGCTGGTGCAGCAACCCGTGGATTTGACTTTCATGAGAAAGTTTAGTGGATGATATTGACCTTGGATCGCGTCTGAAAAGAGTCATGGCTGAACGGAGAGAGCTTATCCGCGAGGTCATGATGGACGGTATGCTAAAAGATATAGAACACTATAAAAGTTTGCAGGGCGAGCTAACTGTTATAAACTTGGTCGAGGACACCATCAAAGAATTCTATAAGGAAATCTAAATTGACAACCCCGACCACTGAGTCCGCCTACGTCCCGAATGACGAGCGCGTTCTCGACCCCACCCTGCTCGACAAATCCGCTTTAGAACGCATGCCAGACCCCACAGGCTGGCGAATGTTGGTTCTGCCCTACAAGGGCAAAGCTCAGTCCGATGGCGGCATTCACCTACTCAAAGAGACCGTAGACCGTGAGGCACTTGCCACAGTTGTGGCTTATGTTGTAAAAATGGGGCCACTTTGCTACGGCGACACGAAAAAGTTTGGCGACAAGCCGTGGTGCGAAGAAAAGCAGTGGGTTCTGATTGGGCGTTACTCTGGCGCTCGATTCAAGCTAGAAGACGGCGGTGAGGTCAGAATCATCAACGATGACGAGGTGATTGGCACCATTCTTAACCCAGATGACATAGTGAGTTTCACATGATTGAGAACCAAAACGCTGAGCAGATCGAAGAAGAGCAGGTTTCTATTCAGGTCACAGAAGACCCAGTAGAAGGATCTGGAGTTGCCAATGACGGCGATGAGCTTGAGAACTACACGAAGTCGGTTTCCAAGCGGATCAACAAGCTTAATGCTAAGCATCGAGAGGCAGAACAGAGAGCACAGCAGCTTGAGCAGATTGCCCTTCAAAAAGAAGCAGAGCTTCAGCAGTACCGACAGTATTCTGCTCAGCAGTCAAACCAAGTTTTAGCCAAGGAAGAAGAGGCTCTAGTCTCAAAAGAATCACAGATTGATGACGTGTACCGCAAGGCTGTTGAAAGCGGCGACTCAGACTTAATCACCAAGGCCGCTAAGCTTCAAAGCGACATATCGATCCAGAAAGAAAAGCTTCGAGTTGCCAAGGCCCGACAGCAAACCGCTCAAGAACAAGAGTATATTTCGCAAGGCAACGAGCAGGTAGTTCAACACGAGCAATATCAGCAGGCTGAGCAAGAGGTCACCCCGACTGAAGATGCGCTTGAATGGCACGACAGAAATCCTTGGTATGCGAACAAGGAAGACGAAGATGACATGAAGGCCACTCAGTACGCCTATTATGTCCACTATAATCTAGCCAACGAGGGCTATGATGTAGGCTCCGATGAGTATTACGAAGAGTTGGACAGCCGTGTAGGTACGGTTTATCCTCATACGAAGTCCGCTAATAGCGGATCTCAGACCGTTCAAGGTGGAAGCAGACCCGCTGTGCAAAGAGTCGCTTCAGCTCCCCAAGGGGGTCGGTCAAAAACACAAGGCAAAAAGAATGGCGTGAGCTTTTCTAAGTCTGAGCTAGAGCGACTCAGAGGTCTCAAGCCGCACAATATGTCTGAAGAGGCATGGTTGCAGCGAGTGGCGAAAGAGAAGCAGAAAATTGCATCAAGAGAGGCAAGCTAAAATGACAGAAGCAAAAGCAAGCGCACGTTCATCCCGTGATTCGCAGTCACACGATAATCAGACTCGCAGAAAACCGTGGCGACCTGTTCGCTCATTGGAAACTCCACCACCACCCGCAGGTTATACCTATCGGTGGATCAGGGAATCCATGTTGGGACAAGAAGACCGAGCTAATGTCTCGCGTCGGATTCGAGAAGGCTGGGAACTCGTAAGAGGCACTGACCTTCCTGAAGAATGGCGTTCTTTACCAACCATGGACAATGGACGGCACGAAGGCGTGGTTTACAACGAAGGGTTGCTATTAGCGAAGATCCCTAACGAAACGGTTGAAGAGCGACGAACCTATTATAAGGCGAAGAGCCAACAAGCCACTGATGCGTTGGACAACACGATGTTCAATGAGACCCGTGGCGACAGTCGTTATGTTAAATACGATCCTCAACGCGATAGCAACGTCACATTTGGACGTAGATAGAGGTAATCTCAAATGGCGAATAAAGACGCTGCATTTGGAATGAAGCCAGTCAGAATGATTGGCGGCGCACCCTACACTGGCGGTCAGAGTCGATATCGTATTGCTGCGAACTATGGAACTTCCATTTTTCAAGGCGACATGGTTGCTCAAGTCACTGGTGGAACGGTGGAAGTTCACGCTGACGGGGGCACAGTGCCTGTTGTTGGTGTTTTCAACGGTGTTCAATACACCGATCCTACATCTGGTGAACAGGTGTTCAGCAACTACTACCCTGCAAGCACCAACGCTTCAGACATCATTGCTTTCATCATTGATGATCCTGATGTTGTTTACGAGGTGCAGGCTGACGACACTTTCCCAGTTACCGATCTTTTCGGCAACTTCGATATTGTCTACACCAGCGCGGGTAGCACATTGACTGGTATTTCAGGTGCTGAGCTGGACGTAACCACTGGTGCGACAGCAACAACCCTGCCTATCAAGGCAATTGATATCTCAGAAGATCCGAATAACTCGGACACAGGGGCTGCTAACACTAACGTGTTGGTAGTAATTCAAAACTCAGTATTCGGCGTCAAGGGCGCTGGCTTAGCTTAAATAGGAGGCTAGACAATGGCTATTTCAAGAGCACAACTAGCTAAAGAGCTAGAGCCGGGTCTGAACTCGCTTTTCGGCATGAGCTACGACTCATATGACCGCGAGTACGAAGAAATCTTCGCTATCGAAGACTCACAGCGAGCCTTTGAAGAAGAGGTGCTGATCACTGGTTTCGGTGGAGCACCGACCAAAACCGAAGGCCAAGGCGTACAATTTGACAACGCCTCTGAGTCTTTCACTGCGCGTTACACGCACGACACTGTTGCGTTGGCATTCGCGCTCACCGATGAAGCGGTTGAAGATAATCTCTACGACTCGCTCGGCAAGCGATATGTGAAGGCTTTGGCCCGATCTATGGCTAACACCAAGGAAGTCAAAGGCGCTGACGTATTGAATAATGCGTTTGACACCAACTTCACTGGCGGTGACGGCGTCACATTGATCAACACGGCACACCCATTGGCTGGTGGCGGCACTGCTGCAAACCGTGCGACCTCGATGGCGGACTTGAACGAAACGTCGTTGGAAGACGCGCTGATTGACATCAGCACGTTTACAGATGACAAGGGTCTGACGATCTCGGTTCAAGCCAGCAAACTGGTTGTTCCTCCTCAGTTGGTATTCGTTGCTGACCGTATCCTGAACTCAACACTGCGTTCTGGCACGGCTGACAACGACATCAACGCTGTACGCAACACGGGTGTATTGCCCGGTGGCTACACGGTCAATCATTACCTGACTGACCCTGACGCCTTCTTCCTGCTGACTAGCGTCACCGACGCTGGTGAAGGCTTGAAGATGTTTCAACGTACTGCGATGGAAACCACGATGGAGCCAGACTTCACGACTGGTAACATCCGTTACAAGGCCCGTGAGCGTTATAGCTTCGGCTTTAGTGACTGGCGCGGCATCTACGGCTCACAGGGCGCGTAGATACCAAGCAAAAAGAAAGGGGGCATATGCCCCCTTTTTTTGTGCCTCCTTATCCGCTATGCGGCCTCCTCTTCCAGATTGACGGCTTTGGTGGGCCGCTTGAAAAAACCAAACTTGTCATCGTCACGCGATGGCTCAACCGCCGCCATGAAGGTGACTCGCGCTCCGCGAGTAGCGCGAATGCTGCTAGGGATGCTGCCCCAGACTTTGAATCCACGATCATCCTTGACCAGCATTTTCCAAGTGTCGCCGTAGTAACTTTCTTGCAGCTTAATAGTAAGAATTTCGCCAGTGATAGCAACTCGGCCAGTGGGGCATGGCTCAGCGGCATCTAACTCAGCCTGTTCAGCAGCGCGTTGAGCAGCAGCGGCTGCAACCTTTGGAGCCTCAAGATAAGACTCGATAGCGTCAGCTACGTCCTTACAACGCTCATCAATATAGACGTAAACCATCTGATCACCGTCACGATCCTCGAATGGCTTGCCGGTGTGAATATCAACGATGCCCGACAGCGCCTCGATGACGGCATCAGCTCGCTCGACGGTGATGTAGGTGACCCGTCGCACTGGGGAGCCAGTACGCTTCTCAGCGAAGTCGCTGCAAAACAGTCCGATCTTCTTGCTCCAAGGCAAGAATTCTCCTGCCATGAATACACCATCAAGCACGGCCTCTACGACACCGTGAGCATCGTAAAGACACCACTCCCAGTAGTAATTGTCGCAAGGCGAATGCATACCAGCGGCGCTAATCGTCGGCTCCATGCCGTGATTGTTTTCGACGTTCTCACGAATACGAGCGTCCCGCGCAGCTCTTGCAGCGGCAGATCGAGCGTCGAACTGCTCGATACGAGTAGCTACGGTTTCAACCAGTTTTTGTAAATCTTCCATCATCTTTTCCCGTTGTTGTTGGCGTTGATTATACACATCCCGTGTCGATGTGCAACTAGGTACACAATAAAAACAACATTTATTTTAGCTTGGCATTGATTTGTCGCCTTACGACCTGTGTGATATAAAAGCAAAATCCTGACAGCCAGCAATCCCGCTGGCTGACACTTGCCACGACAGGAGATCAACATGGCTACAACGACTTTCAACGGCCCAGTCCGCTCAGAGAACGGGTTTCAACAAATTTCAAAAGCAGCTAACGGCACCATCACCGTTACTAGCGGTGACAAGATGGCGACTGAAGCCACTGGCAGCGCAGGTATTGAGGGCACTGCTGCTGTTTACGTCACGCAGGTAACTCGCCTGAAAAGCGACGTAACGACTAACGTGAACATCGTCAAGACGACGATTATGATTGACCTAACTGGCTTAAAAGACGGCGGAACCGCTGGAGACATCATCGGTAAAGACGGCTCTGGCGTTGCATTCATCGGCAGAGTGACCACGGCCAACCAAGGCAGCGTTTTCGGCGTGACCATGACGTGCGTAGAAACACCTGCTGGCGGAAGCACAGACATCGATCTGTTCTCTGCAACCGAGGGAACTGGCGTTAACGACACCGCAATTGGTGATTTGACCGAAACTCAAATTATCAATGCTGGCGCAGCTTCCGCTGGAACAATGGTTGCTGGCGGTGATATCGCTGCCAATCAATACTTATATCTGGTTAGCCAAGGCACGGGTGATGCGACTTACACTGCTGGACGCTTTTTGATCGAAATCACTGGATTCGATGTAGCTTCCTAGATAGGAGAAAATCATGGCTGATGCAGTAACGAGCCAAACCATCCATGATGGAGAGCGCATAGCAGTGCTGAAGTTCACCAATGCCAGTGATGGCACGGGTGAGTCCGCAGTAAAAAAAGTAGATGTTTCAGCTTTGGGTGCCAACTCTGCTGGTGTGTCATGCAACCGCGTGACCATCAACAAAATCTGGTGGCAGTGTACTGGGATGTCGGTAAAGATTGAGTTCGATGCAACGGCTAATGTATTGGCTATCGGCGTGAGTGAAGACTCAAACGGATACCACGACTACAGCAATTTCAGTGGCATACCCAATAATGCGGGAGCTGGCATTACGGGCGATCTTGATTTTACTACCGTTGGTCACACCAGTGGAGACACCTACATGGTTGTTTTGGAACTGATTAAGTCTTACGGCTAATGGCTGACACAAGTGACGTAAAAAGAACCAAGTCGGGCAGACTCGTCTATCGAGGTGAGTCTTTCCCCGGTTACAACCAACAGAAAAGAACGCCCGGCGAGAACAAAAAGTTTGCGGTTCTAGCCAAAAAAGGCGATCAGGTAAAGATTGTGCGCTACGGTGATCCGAATATGGAGATCAAGCGTGACAGTCCAGAGCGTCGGCGCAACTTTCGTGCCAGACATAATTGCGATGCGGTTCAGAAAAAGAAAGACGTGTTCGCAGCTTCCTATTGGTCGTGCAAAAATTGGTGATTTGATATGGGTTTTGTAGCATCAACAGAGGCGCGTGAGCGACAAGCTCGCATAGAATCAAGTCCGTTGTATCCCGAAATACAACGAAGAAATTTGGCCCTTAATCAAATGCGAGACCAAGAAGGTACGCCTGAATACTTGCGATTATTACAAGAGCTGTTTGACCTGCAAGATCAAGCAGCAGGCGGTGGCGATTTGCCAACGCAAGCCCCACAAGATCCGATGCAGGGCGGTATCGGTGGCTTGATTGATTCGCTTCAAGGCCAAACAATCCCTCAACCACCAATGCCTAGAGGGCCAGTTATTGAGCCTCCTCAACCGCAAATGCCGACCCGTCGCCCGTTGCCGACGCCACCACTTAACCCCAACAGGTTTATCAGTGTCGAAGAGTTCGAGGGTCGGTCTCCGTCTCCAAGCCGTCGCCCAGACGATGGGATTCGTATGCGTATGGAAGGCACTCTTGATCCATCAAGAGGTACAGTGCCAAGACCGAGCCGACCAGACGATGGGATGGGTGATATACAAATCTCTCCGATAGAGCGAGGGCCAGACCCAAGGCTCATGGGCAACATGAGCTTTATGGAGTTTGCTGCGCTGCCAGTCGAAGAACGCCTAAGAATACGTCAAGAAGGTAGGTCTCCGTCTCCACGCCGCCGCCCAGACGATATCAAACGGCAACCTGATCCCATTGAAATGCTTATGCCTCCAGCGCCTATGCCCAATGAAGGCTATGGCATCACTGTAGGAGAAGGTGTTCCGGGCATGAGTGACGGCCTTCCGTTGCCGCCTCAAATGCCTGACAGGATACAACAGCTTCGAGAGGCGCTCAGGCAGAAGCAATCGCCACGAAAAATTGCGTTAAGTGATGGCGTTCAACGTAGGGAGATACCCCGTAGGGGCAAAGGCTTATTGGGTGGAATTATTGGACGGCTTCGACAGCAGATGGATCAGCGACAAGAAATCCCTTTGCCTGAAGTGCCACGAACCCGTGGAGGATTGTTTTCTGAGTTGATCAAGAGCATTCCGCAGGACAGAAGGGAGCGCCGTATTTTTGCCGGTTTAGCCAACAACATTCCACAACAGCGAATAGAAAGGCCAGCGGGTAGAAGATTGCCTCGTCGGTATGATGAAGAGGTTGACGATTCTAACTTTGTGTTTACGCAGGGTAGAGATCGTGTTGGAATGCCAGTGGTCAGTTTTGGCCCACCACAAAATGTTGATCCCAACCGATTCATAAGCGTAGAGGACTTCGAGCGTGGTGGAGCAAGACCTCAATCACCAATCGTAGACGATCTTCGCCAGCAAATAATGCGTGGAGTGGACATGAGCAGGATTGCAAGGTAGTGGCTGAATCTAATGACCTGCTTTCAGCGTTAGACGAGTACGGCAGTTCGGACTCGCCATATTCCGCTCTGGATCGATATTTGATGCAGCAGTCGGTTTACGATAGAGATCCAAGAGAAGCGCCAGTAGCGCCCACCATGCGTACTTTGGAAGCTCTAATGCCTTCCGCAGAAAATACGATGGCAAGCCAATATGAAACCGTTATGCAGGAGCAGCGAGACGCAGACGAAGCGGCATCGGCTTCGCGTCAAACCGAAATAGACAATCTTCGGGATTTGTTGCGTGAAGAGCTATCCAGCTCAGAAGATGCGGCTCTTGCTCAAAGGTCAGATCTAACCAAGGCGCTTGAGGGTCAGATTGAAGACATGCGTCGAGGCGTTGATATAGAGACGCTAGGTCTGCGTCAAGCTGGGTTGGATGAGCGAGCTGCACTAGCTCAGCAGATAGAAGAGGGCGACAGGCTGGTGCGTCAGGCTCAAGAAGCTTCCGCAGGCACATTGCAAGATCGTCTTGCCTCGCTATCCACAGACCTTTCCGACATAACTGGAACGATTGACGCAAACTACGCTCGTCTTGACGAGGTTCAAAAAGACGCTGCTGACTCTACTCAGAGCGAAATAGACTCACTCAACCAGCAGCTTGAAAACTTGTATGCGGACGTGGAGTCTGGCGGCGCATCTCGGTCTGAATCGATACGAGACGAAACAGCCAACCTTATTGCTGGGCTAGAACAGCAAATTGGCGGTCTAGCAGACAATCTTGGTGGATTACCGATTGAGGAGATTCAATCACAACTGGCTTCGGTCAACGATCAGACGGCTCAGTTTCAACAATCTATTGAGTTGGCGACAGGCGAGAGAGCCGATTTATCTTCTCGGATTGACGCATTACAGTCTTCTGGTTTGACCCAAGACGATCTGAGCGGCTTGTCACAAACCATTGCAGGTCAGCGCCAGAGCGAAATATCTTCTGCATTAGACCCAGTGCAGCAGCAAATTGAGGCTTTGCGAGGACAAATACCTAGCGAGGTTGACACCGAGGCGCTACGCAAACAGATTACTGAGGACGTGATGGCTCAGATGGCGAGCCAGCAACAGCCTCCAGCGACAACCACACCGCCAGCGACGACACCACCGATGGTTGAGCCAGAGGGCGACATTTATTCGGATCTCGGCCCGTCTAGCTCGGAGGCTGCTGGATTTAATCCATACGGCGGCGGCGAAGCTATGCCGAGAGGTGGCAGTTTACGAGCACAAGGAATGCTGGGATATCAGCGGGAACCCAAGAAAATCCGTATGTAACGTCGAAATCAAGGAGTCTTCGAGTGGCAAGTGATGTACCAAAAAATGTAGCAAACCCTTCGCTTTACAAGCAGGCTAAGGCTAAGGCGAAAGCTAAATTCGATGTGTATCCTAGCGCCTACGCTAACGGCTGGATGGTGCAAGAGTACAAGCGGATGGGCGGCACATACAAAGCCAACTTAGGTGGAGAAGTCACTCTTAACCCTAAGAAAAGTGACCTTGATAACGACGGTAAACTGAGTCCATACGAGCGCAAGCGTGGCACCGCAATTGCCAAGAGCATGGCAAAGAACATGAATTTGGGCGGAACTGTGATGGTTCAGGGCCGTGGCTGTGGTGCTATCCTGCCAAGCAAGCAGAAGAAGACGCGAGTACCCCGTGGCTAAGCCCAGAAGCGGACTTAAAAAATGGTTTGGTAAGAGTAAGGGTGGCAACTGGGTTGACATCTCAGCGCCCAAAGAAGGCGGTGGCTTTGAAAAGTGTGGTCGTAAGAGTGCCAGCGATTCTGATCGCGGTTACCCAAAGTGCGTACCCGCAGACAAAGCTGCTAACATGAGCAAGAAGCAGATTGCTTCAGCGGTTAGCCGCAAGCGGTCAAAAAAACAAGGCGTTGGTGGGAAACCTACTAACGTCTCAACTTTCGCTAAAAACGGAGGCGAGATAATGAAAAAGGGTTCAAATAAAGCTATAAGCGTGGGCGACTATGAGCGCAAAAGTGGGCTGAAGAAGAAAAAAATGCCACTCGATAACAAAGCCATCAGCGTAGATGAGTTCGAGCGCCAAAGTGGGTTTAAGAAGAAAAAATTGCCACTCGATAACAAGGCTATCAGCGTGGATGACTATGAGCGCCAGACGCCTCAAGGTCTACCTGCAACCAAGCGCCCTATGTCCAAACCGCCGCTCAACAAGGCACCCAAAAAGACGCCTGCCACTCGAAGTGAAAAGCGGCCCTCCACCCGTCGCACAGCCGTGATGAAGAATAAGGGAGGCACTATCAAGAAGCCCGGTGGTATGAAAAAAGGTGGTGCGGTTAAGATGAAGAAGCCGTCAAGTAAAAACAGTGGGTTGTTTGGTCGTTAAGTGCCGTATTTGCAGAGCAATATCCCGTATTTCAAATGCTGGGTGAGACGCGAATACACACATAACCACGAAAAGTTTCATGGCGAGTTTCTACACGCTATGGCTATTGCGGTTACGACCATGCCGACACGGTGCCTGAGCTTCCAAGTTATCTTTACGGGAGCTGAGTGTGATGAAGACGAGCCTAACGTCCACGGCGGGGCTATGTGGGCCAGAATGCCCATTACGGCTTTGGCAGGCGATACCGACTACGAGGGTTGGCCTGATCCGATGCCAGTTTGGGCTGCACAACCGTGGGATTGTTCGTCGCATCATCATTCGGTTTATGTGCTAGATCGTTGCACACCATGCCCGTGGATCGCAAAAATAGATGGTGAATTTTATCCAGCAAAATACTTATTCACTGTTGATTATTCCGAAAATGAGATAGCCGACGATCCTGCTCAGCACAAGCAAAGCCATGTCATGCAATTGCTTGATGCTGGTGACTGGACTGGCAACATCGTCGCCCTTCCAAATAACCGAGTCAGAGTCACACACCCTGCATGGTTCTCAGTTGGTGAGGGCGCACCAGAGTTCCGTCCGAGTCAACATATCCATTACTCGAAGTCGGATTTGGATTACACTCTTGACGTGAACAAAGTGTTCGATAACTTGTACGCACCAGAGAAGAAAGATGGCCCTAAGCGGAAGTAAGGATTTTGAGCTAGACGTAGCAGACTACGTTGAAGAGGCGTTTGAGCGTTGTGGCTTAGAGCTTCGCACAGGCTATGATCTCAAGACAGCTAATCGCTCTTTGAATTTGATGCTTGCGGAATGGGCCAACC